TTAAAGCAGAACAATATCTAAAAGATGTTATGAATCGTTATCGTAACAAACTGGTATATGATGCAAATACTGGTGAAATACGTGATGATAGAAACCAAATGTCTATGTTAGAAGATTTTTGGTTGCCAAGAAGAGAAGGTGGTAGAGGAACAGAGATTACTACTTTACCTGGCGGTTCTAATCTTGGTGAGATTGAAGATATTGTTTACTTTCAAAGAAAATTATATCGTTCACTAAACGTACCTATTTCAAGATTAGAAGCAGAACAAAACTTTAGTCTTGGTAGAGCTACAGAAATTACCAGAGATGAACTTAAATTTACTAAGTTTGTCCAACGTATCCGTAAAAAGTTCACACCACTATTTACGGATATTCTAAGAACTCAACTTCTACTGAAGGGTATTATCGCTTCAGAAGATTGGGATTTGATGCAAGAACATATTCAATATGATTTCTTACAAGATGGACATTTTGCAGAATTAAAAGAGGCGGAACTTATCAATGATAGGATACAAACTCTTGGAAATGCAGAATCTTATGTAGGAACATATTTCAGTAAAGAGTATGTGATGAAAAAGATTCTCAAATTTACTGATGATGAAATTATTGAAATGGCTAAACAACTAGAAAATGAAGGTGGAAATGGAGAAGGAGAGGATTTCTAATGGATACTCAATTTGTAAATAACATTGCTTCTGGAAATAATGTAGAAGCAGAAAAAATTTTTAAAGACACAATGTCACAAAAGATTGGTAATGCTCTTGAAACTAAAAGAAAAGAGATGTCACATACTTTTGTAAAAGAACCAGAGGTTGAGGAAACAGATGAGGTTTGACACCATTTACGAAAATTTGGTTGAAAGAGAAGAGCATAAAAAATCTACGGAGTATAAGAGACTTTCTCCGAAGATGAAGGATGCTGTTGATGAAATTTTTAAAAAAATGGACGCTAAACCTTCAGATTTCCTAAATAGTTTTGAGAAAACTATAAAAGATATCTCAAAGAAATTTAAAGTTCCAGAAAAGAAACTAATGGGATATTTTGAAAAAGAGATGTTATCAATTTAGGAGTTTGAGATATGATTTTAAAAGGAAGTGCAACTAATATTACTGGAACAGCCAGTAATTTTGGGAGAGCAACAAGAATTAGAGTTGGTGCAACCAATGCCGGAACGGTAACAGTCGCAGCTGCAGTCGGAACATTTAATGCTGAAAGTGCTGTTGATGGTGCAGTTATTACTATTTCAAGTCATGGTTTTATCACTGGAGATCAAGTAACTTATTCTGATGGTGGTGGAACTACAATTACTGAATTAGTAAATGGAAGAAATTATTATGTTATTAGTTTAAATGCAAATACTCTTAGTCTCACAAATACATTTAATGATGCAGAGAGAGGTACAGGGATTGCTTTAACAGATGGTTCTTCAGAAAACCACACAATTACTGCTACAAATACGAATGCTGGAACTGTTACATTAGTTCAGAATGATGTAATCATCATTGACAAAAAAGCAAGTGATACTATCGCAGCTAATGGAACTATGACAGGAACATCAATTGGTAATCAACCATAAAGGAATTAAGATATGAATACACTAAAATTATTTTCAGAACAAGTAGAACAAGTAGAATACATCACCGAAGAAAAAGAAGGTGGTGATAAAAACTATAAAATTCGTGGTGTATTCATGCAAGCAGATGTCAAGAACAGAAATGGGAGAGTATACCCTATGGAAGTTCTTGAAAAAGAAGTCGCAAAGTACAATAAAAATTTCGTTACTGAAAAACGTGCTTTCGGCGAGCTAGGCCATCCAGATGGGCCAACTGTCAATCTGGAAAGGGTTTCTCATATGATTACGAAATTACAACCAGATGGGAAGAATTTCATTGGAGAAGCTAAAATTATGGACACACCTATGGGTAAAATAGTTAAAAATTTAATGGATGAGGGTGCAAAACTCGGCGTGTCTTCTAGAGGTATGGGAAGTTTAGAACCAAAAAATGGTACTAACTATGTGAAAGATGATTTTTATCTCGCAACAGCAGCTGATATCGTTGCAGATCCTTCTGCTCCAAATGCTTTCGTAGAGGGTATTATGGAAGGAAAAGAATGGATTTGGAATAACGGTGTATTACTTGAGGCTGAGGTAGCGGAAATTAAAAAAAGAATTGATGTTGGAAAACGTCAAAAACAGGCGAATATCGAAGCTTTAGAGTTCGCCAACTTCCTCAAAAAACTGTAATTTATAAATATTAACAATATAAAAAAAGGAGAATCCCAATGGCGGATACAGAATTAGATAAAACCATTGAAGAACTCGAACAAGAAGTTTTGGCAGAGCTAGAAGAAGATATGGCCGCTCCTAAAAAAGGCGCAGTTCCGGCTCAAAAAGACGAAAAGGGTGCTTCAATGAAAGACGTACAAGATGGCGGTGATGCCGTTGTCGATCCAGACGCAAAAGACTCACCTACTGATGTGGCAGCAGATAATGCTGGTGAAATCAAGGGTGATGCTCAGAAGAAAGGTGCTAAACCTGCTGAGAAAGGTGGAAAGATGAAAGAAGAAGTCGAAGAAGAAGATTCTGCTGAAGAGATTTCAGAAAATCTAAAGACTAAATCAGATCATCTAGAATTTTTCTCTAAGATGAAAGCATCTGAAGTCAAAGAAATGTTGAAAGCATACAATTCTTCTCTAAATGAAATGGATCATGAAGATGAAGAAGAGGATGATGAAGACGAAGAAGAAGCAAAGAAGCAGGACGAATCAGTTGAAAAGGCAATCAAGGAGATTGATGTTGCTGAAGATGTCGAAGCTTTGATGAATGGTGAAAATAACCTTTCAGAAGAATTTAAGACAAAGGCTGCTACAATCTTTGAAGCTGCTGTAAAGTCAAAAGTTCGTGTTGAATCTCATCGTATTTACGAAGAACTTTCTAATGAAAAGAAGAAAGAAAATGAGACTTTCAAAGAAAATCTCACAACTCAAGTAGACACATATCTAAACTATGTTGTTGAAGAGTGGCAAAAAGAAAATGAACTTGCAATTGAAAGAGGACTCAAGGGTGAAATCGCTGAGGACTTTATTGCTGGTTTAAAACAATTATTTGAAGACCACTACATTGATGTTCCAGATGAAAAGTATGATATTCTGGAAGCACAATCTGATAAAATTTCAGAGTTAGAAGAAAAACTTAACGAAGAAATTCAGAAAAATGTTGAAATTAAAGAGTCAAATTCTCAAATGAGTAGGGAAGCTGTGATTACTGAGTCTGCTAAAGATTTGGCAGATACAGAAGTAGAAAAGTTCAAAGAACTTACTGCTGATGTAGATTTCACAGATGAAAATAGTTTCCGTGAGAAAATTGATACGTTGAAGGAAAATTATTTCCCAAAGACGAACCCCTCAGCTGCATCTAGTGATGAAGAAGAGGAAACTGGCCTCGCAGAAAATATTGAAGTGAGTGATTCGATGGCAGTCTATATGAATGCTATTAGTCGCACAAAGAAATAACTTTTGCGTGTTAAAATTAACAACTTTATAAATAGATGTTAATAGTAAAAAATAAAAGGAGAAACTAATGTTTCAATCGCAACATCTACAAGAAAAGTGGCAGCCAGTATTAGAGCATCCAGATCTTCCAAAGATTGATGACTCTTATAAAAGGGCAGTTACTTCTCTTATCCTAGAAAACCAAGAGAAAGCTATGAGGGAAGACGCAGCTTTTCTTTCAGAAGCAGCTCCATATACGCAAGTAGGGGCGTCCAATAATTCTATGGAAGGAAAGTGGGATCCGATCCTTATTTCTCTTATCCGTAGAGCAATGCCTCAGTTGATTGCATATGACATTTGTGGTGTTCAACCAATGTCTGGCCCAACTGGACTTATCTTTGCAATGAAGGCAAGAGTAGACGATAACGCTGATGTTACCTCTGCTACTGAAATTCTGTTCAACGAAGCAGATACAACTATCTCATCAAGTTCTGATGATGGTGACCACACAAGCACCATTGAAACACAGAACTCTGGTGAAGCACAGTCTGGTTCAGACGTATTAGAAGATATTACTAGTTATCAGACTTCTGATGGTATGTCAACTGCAGCTGGTGAAGCTTTAGGTGATGCATCAACTAATGACTTCATGGAAGCATCATTCACTATCGACAAAGTAACTGTGACTGCAAGAACAAGAGCAATGAAAGCTGAGTATTCAATGGAACTTGCTCAAGATCTTAAAGCAATTCACGGTTTAGACGCCGAGACTGAACTTGCAAATATTCTTTCAACAGAATTACTTGCAGAAATCAACAGAGAAGTTGTAAGAACTATCTACACTACTGCTGCTAAAGGTGCAGCTGTAAACGTAACTAAC